GTACGTAGACATTATTCCTGTGAGCGACCCCAACGCGGCAACTATGAGCCAGCGGGTTGTGCAGTACCAAGCGGTCATTCAGATGGCGCAGATGGCTCCGGACATTTATGACTTACCGCAGTTGCATCGCAGGATGCTTGAGGTTCTGGGCATTAAAAACCCAGATAAGTTAATACCACTGCCAGACGACGAGAAACCAAAAGACCCCGTGTCCGAAAACATGGCGTTGTTAAAAGGTAGTGCGGCTAAAGCGTTCTTGTTCCAAGACCATGAGGCGCATATTAAAGTGCACATGTCCCTGTTACAAGACCCGATCGTGCAACAGTTGGTAGGACAAAGTCCAAACGCCGCAAGAATCCAAGCCGCTATCATGGCGCACGTTACGGAGCACGTTGGTTACTCATACCGCCAAAAGATCGAGCAGCAGTTGGGTATGCCACTGCCCCCAGAAGACGAGAAGTTGCCACCGCAGATTGAGTTGGCCTTGTCAGGCATGATGGCGCAAGCCGCACAACAAGTGCTCCAGCAAAGCCAAGGCCAAGCCGCACAGATGCAAGCTCAACAAAATGCACAAGACCCCGTGCTACAAATGCAACAACAAGAGTTGCAGGTCAGACAGCAAGAAGTGCAAATTAAAGCGCAAAAAGCCCAAGCTGACGCACAGCTTGCACAAGCACGCCTCATGCTAGATGAAAAGAAAGTAAGCGGAGAACAGCAACTCGCAGGCTTGAAAGTTGGCGCACAAATTAAAGACAGCCAAGCCAAACAAGCGGCGCAACAAGAGCAAGAGGGGCTACGTTTAGGAATAGATGTAGCCAAACACAGGGCAGAAATGCAAAACCAAACTAGGGGTAAAACTAACAAATGATCCAAGACTTCGCACGCGTATTGCGCGAAAAAATACGTACTGATATGAACAACTACGCAGATGACCTAGCCGCAGGTACTTGCCAGTCGTTTGAACAATATCAAAAACTCTGTGGGGTGATTCATGGTCTAGCCATCGCAGAGGGTTACTTACTCGACCTTGCAAAGAAAGTTGAAGACATAGATGAGTGAACTACTCCTACCCCCCGGCATATTAGTGCCGCCTACCATCCAACAAATGGATGCCCCAGAACCGGAAGCGTCAGAGGAAACAAAAGCCTCAGCACTTCCTACTCCCACAGGATACAAACTCTTATGTGCGGTTCCGCCCGTAGACGAGAAGATTGCTGGGACAGACCTCGATTTAATTCGAGATACGGCTTCTATGCGCCAAGAAGAGCACGGCACAACCGTGTTGTTTGTTATGCGTATGGGACCAGATGCGTACAAAGATACCGCTAAGTTCCCATCAGGTCCTTGGTGTCAAGAAGGCGACTTCGTCTTGGTACGTACGTACTCCGGTACGCGTGTAAAGATATTTGGTAAGGAGTTCCGTGTCATCAACGATGACCAAGTGGACTGTGTTGTGCAAGACCCTCGTGGGATAACCCGCGCTTAAAGGAGCAGATATGGCTGGAGAACAATTTAAGTTCCCTGATGAAGTAGAAGACAAAAACATAGATATTGAAGTTGTTACAAGTAACGACGAAGATATTGAAGTTGAAGTTATTGACGATACCCCTGAACAAGACCGTGGTCGTCGACCACTAGACAGGGACGTTGAAGACCCATCAGAGGAAGAGATCGAGTCGTATACCCAAGGTGCGCAAAAGCGTATCAAGGAGTTAACACACGCTCGTCACGACGAACGTAGAGCCAAAGAAGCTACTTTGCGTGAGAAACAAGAACTTGAAGTTCTTGCACAACGTTTGCTAGACGAGAATAAAAAGCTACGCCAGAACGTCAATACCGGTTCCGAACAGTACACGCAGATGGCTAAAACCGCTGCCGAAGCTGAGTTGGACAAAGCACGCCGAGAATACAAAGCGGCACAAGAAGCATTTGACTCTGATGCTATACTTGCTGCACAGGAAGCCCTGCTTGATGCCAAGATGAAGTTGGAGACGACGAAAAATATTCGTCCAACCCCTTTACAAGATGAAAATTTTGAGGTACAAACGGGCTATCAAGAACCCCAACGCGTTCAACCGGACGAAAAAACCTTGCGCTGGCAAGCAAAAAACCAGTGGTTTGGAAGCGATGGGTTCGAAGAAGTTACCAGCTTTGCACTAGGGCTGCATCAAAAACTAGTCAATTCGGGCATGGACCCGCGGTCAAATGAATACTTCGAGCAAATTGATGCTCGCGTGAAGTCGAAGTTCCCTGAAGTTTTCGGTGGTAACGAAGACAAGCCAAGGTCCGGTGATGCTCCAAAAAAACCTGCTTCCGTGGTTGCGCCTGCGACGCGTTCGTCAGGCAAGAGAAAGATTGAGTTAACGAGAACACAGTTAGCGTTAGCACAAAAATTCAAATTAACCCCTAAGCAGTATGCTGAACAAGTATTGATATTGGAGAATCAAAATGGCTGAAAACCGTACCACCCCTCGTGACAATTTGACACGCGAAAAAGCAGTCCGAATGGTGTATAAACCTTCGAGCTCGTTGCCCGATCCTACCCCTGAACCCGGATGGGAGTTCCGCTATATAGCGACTCATATCTTAGGTCAGGCCCATCCTACAAACGTATCTCACAAGATGCGCGACGGTTGGGAACCAGTGAAGGCAGCAGACCATCCAGAACTGATGCTTCCGGGTAATGCAAATGGTAATGTGGAAATTGGTGGATTGATGCTTTGCAAAATTCCAACCGAACGACTCATGGCCATGAAAGATTACTATAACGAGCAAGCTCAGAACCAGATGGATTCAGTGGACAACCACTTCATGAAAAATAACGACCCGCGTATGCCGCTGTTTTCAGACCGAAAGTCAACGACCAGCAGAGGAAGCGGATTTGGTTCAGGTTCTAAATAAAGGAGTCTTAAATGGCTTATCCCACCGTTGATAAGACGTACGGGTTCAAACCAGTCAACCGACTGGATGGGCTTCCATACGCCGGAGCGATCCGTCAAATCCCTATTGCACCAGCTTACGCTACTGCAATTTTAAATGGTGACACCGTACAGGTGGACACTAGCGGCTACTTGGTTGCCAAAACAGCTACTGCCACTGGCGACAGTGTTGGTGTGTTGGTTGGTTGCCAGTATCTTAATAGCCAAAGCCAGACTGTTCAAGGACAGTACTACCCAGCAGGCGTGTCTACTTCTACAGCAATGGCTTTCGGCTATGTTGTGGATGATCCAAACGCAGTGTTTAGAGTTGTAGCAACTAGCGGTCAAACTACGGTTCCTACCGCGTTTACCCGTGCAATCGTTGGCGCTAACGTGCCAATTTCCGTTACTACTGGTAATACTGTTACAGGTGATTCGTTCTATGGTATTGACGGCACTGCCGCTGCTACCACTAACACATTGCCCGTTCGTGTAATTGACGTTGTGCCTGATACCGCCACTGGCCCTGCCGGTGTTGCAGCTACGACCTATTACGAGTTCTTGGTCAAGTTCAACTTGCACCAGTACACCGATACCACCGGTATCTAAGGAGTAATTAATCATGGCTATTTCACGCGCACAACTACTTAAAGAACTGCTCCCCGGCCTGAACGCATTGTTCGGTCTTGAGTACGCCCGTTACGGCGAAGAGCACAAAGAAATCTACGAAACAGAGAAATCTGAGCGTAGCTTTGAAGAAGAGACCAAACTTTCTGGTTTCTCTGCTGCTCCTGTTAAGAACGAAGGTTCTGCAATCCAGTACGACAACGCACAGGAAGCATTTACCGCACGTTACAACCACGAAACTATTGCTCTTGGCTTCTCCATCACTGAAGAAGCTGTGGAAGATAACTTGTATGACTCATTGTCTGCACGTTACACCAAGGCTTTGGCTCGTGCTATGTCTTACACCAAGCAAGTCAAGGCAGCTTCTGTTTTGAACAACGGCTTCTCTTCTAGCTACCTCGGTGGCGACGGCGTTGCATTGTTCTCTACAGCACACCCCTTGGTTTCTGGTGGCACCAACAGCAATCGTCCTTCTACCAACGCTGACTTGAACGAAACTTCTCTTGAGAATGCCGTCATTCAAATCGCCGCTTGGACTGATGAGCGTGGTCTGTTGATCGCTGCTAAACCACGCAAGTTGATTATTCCGCCAGCTTTGATGTTCGTTGCTACCCGTTTGTTAGAGACTAACCTCCGTGTTGGTACTACTGATAACGATATCAACGCATTGAAGAACAACGGTGCAATCCCTGAAGGCTACACAGTTAATCACTTCTTGACCGACACAAACGGTTGGTTCTTGACTACTGATGTACCTAACGGCTTGAAGCATTTTGAGCGCACACCATTGAGCAATTCAATGGACGGTGACTTTGATACCGGCAACGTCCGTTACAAGTCTCGTGAGCGTTACAGCTTCGGCTGGTCTGATCCTTTAGGTGTGTTTGGTTCACCCGGTTCTACCTAAAAGTAAAACTTTGGTTCCAACGGAAGGCCCCCACAAGGGGCCTTTTTTATTGTCTTGTGTAAGTAATAAAGGTCGTCTAGCATGGAGTTACAGCCCCGACGCTGTATCCTTTTTAACCTTGGAGCACCTATGTATAAAATCACTATTGACCTCAGCGCTTGGGGTACCGACGACGAAGTAATGACTATTGAGACCTTTGATTTTGAAAAGATTGAAATCATCCGCGAGTTCATTGAATTCCAAAAAGATTACGGCTGGGCTGTAGACTACGACGTCGTAGAAGACGAAGACGAAGACGAAGAAGAAGCCGAAGACGAAGAGTACGAAGACGAAGACGGCGATTATTTCTATGATGCAGAAAATGACGCATGGTATCAATACGATGCAGAAACTGACGAGTGG